GGGGTCGAGTACGTCACCAAGGCGGACGGTGGCGTCGAAGAGCGGCGCGGCGACATGCTCGGGCATCGGAAGCTGCAAATCGAAACCCGCCTCAAGCTGCTGGCGAAGTGGGATCCGAAGCGATACGGCGAACGGCTCGGGCTGGATCATGGCGGGACGCTGACGCTTGAACGGCTGGTGGCTGACAGCTACGGTGGCGACAAGCCCGACTGACGCTATCCGCCGCTGGCGGGAGGACCCGCGCGTGTTCGTGCGCGACGTGTTCGGCGTTGTGCCTGATGCGTGGCAGGATGACGTGCTGGCGATGTTCCCGCGCACGCCTCGCCTTGCGATGAAGGCATGCAAGGGGCCGGGCAAGACGACCGTGCTGGCTTGGCTGTGCTGGAACTTCCTGATGACACGGCCGCGCCCGAAAATCGCCGCGGTGTCGATCAGCGCCGAGAACCTGGCCGATGGACTATGGACCGAGATGGCGAAGTGGCGCGCAAAGTCGCCGCTGCTCACGTCGCAATTCACATGGACGAAAACCCGCATCTTTGCCAACTGCGCCCCGGAGGAATGGTGGATGTCGGCCCGGACGTGGCCGAAGAAGGCGGATGCCAACGCGCAGGCTGACACGCTGGCCGGGCTGCACGCCGACCATCTGTTGTTCGTGATCGACGAAGCGGGTGGCGTGCCGGATGCCGTCATGGCCGCCGCAGAGGCCGGTCTGGCGAACACGACCGGCACGAACGAGGCGCATATCGTCATCGCCGGCAATCCGACGCACCTGGCCGGGCCGCTGTACCGCGCCTGCACCAGCGAGCGCGCACTGTGGCAAGTAATCGAAATCACGTCCGACCCCGACGACCCGAAGCGCACCCCGCGCGTGTCGGCCGAATGGGCGAGGCAGCAAATCCAGAAATACGGGCGTGAGAATCCTTGGGTGCTGGTCAACGTGTTCGGCCGCTTCCCGCCGACCTCGCTGAACACGCTGCTTGGCCCGGATGATGTCAGGGAAGCGCAGGACCGCCACTACACGGAGACTGCCTTCAGCTTCGCGCCGCGCATCCTCGGCGTCGATGTGGCGCGCGAGGGCGATGATGCGTCGGTGATTTTCCCGAGACAGGGCTGCGTGGCGATGCCACCGATCCATCTGCGCAACGTCGACTCGATCCAGGGCGCCGGTGCCGTGGCGCGCAAGTGGAGCGACTGGTCTGCCGATGCGTGCTTTGTGGACAACACCGGGGGCTTTGGCGGTGGCTGGATCGATCAGCTTCGCCTGCTGAGGATGAAGCCGACGCCGATCCACTTCGCCGGCAAGGCTACCGATCCGCGCTATTTCAACAAGCGCGCTGAGATGTACATGCTCATGGCGCAATGGGTCAAGGAGGGCGGCGCGCTGCCGCCGGTGCCTGAACTCGTGGAGGAGCTGACCGCGCCGGTCTACTTCTTCAACGGCGACCGCATGCAGATCGAGGACAAAGAGCAGATCAAGGCCAAGATCGGCCGCTCGCCGGACTACGCCGATGCGCTGGCGCTGACCTTTGCGCATCCCGTTCGCGCTGTCGATCGCCGGCTGTCCGGCGGCACCAGCCGGCCGACGCACGCGAGGATGGGCGCATGACGATTCGCGGGATTCCCCGCCCCGTCGCGGGCACCGTTCAGGCACAACACCCGAGCGCGTGCCATGAAACTGTTTCGCCCCAAGATGCCGGCTATCCCGGAGACGCCCAAGGCTCCGACCGTGGACGACGCCATACAGGCCGAGGAAGATATTGCGCGACTGCGCAAGCGCCGCGGTCTGGCGTCTACGTTCCTCGTCGGCCAGCGTCAGCGCACAAGCGCAGCCGCCGCGTCGCTGATGGGCACCGGCTCGGGAACGTCGCTCGGCTCGTCGGGTGGCGGCTCGTCGGGCGGTGGCGGCGGCGGCGGGACGGGTGGCGGCCGGGCAGCGTACTGATGGCTGCCGACGACCGTTCGCGCCACTTGGTGGCGACTGCGAAGGCGCTCAAGAGCGACCGCAGCACGTTCGAGGACCACTGGCAGGACATTGCCGACGTGTTCCGGCCGCAGGCGTTCCCGTTCAAGGGCGAAGCGCCACGGCCCGGCGAGAAGCGCACGAGCAAGATGTACGACGCGGCGCCGCCGCTGGCGTTGGAGCGCTTCGCGGCCGTGCTAGAGGCTCTGTTGTCGCCGCGCAATCAGGTGTGGTCAAAGCTCGTCACGACCGACGATGAGTTGCAGGACGACGTAGAGGTACAGCGCTACCTCGATGCCGTGAACAAGGTACTGTTTCGCGTGCGCTACAGGCCGGCGTCGAACATGGCGAGCCAGCTTGCCGAGTCCTACCTGAACCTCGGCAGTTTCGGCACGCAGGCGCTGTACGTCGGCGACGACGTGGGCAACGCCGTCACCTACCGCTCGTGCGGGTTGCACAACATCCTGATCGCAGAGGACGCATTCGGCCGCGTGAACCAGGTGTTCCGCCACTACCAGTTCACGGCGCAGCAGGCGATGCAGGCATTCGTCGGAAAGCGCGAGGGCGCTGCGCGCGATGCGGCGTGGGCGAAGATGCCAGCCTCGATCAAGACCGCCTACGAAACCAAGGCGAGCACGAAATTCCCATTCATGCATGCCGTTGTGCCGCGCGAGCATGTCGATGCGCAACGGCTCGACTACCGCGGTATGGCGTACGCGAGCCTGGACCTGTTCATGGGAGACAGCAGCATCGTCGACGAGGGCGGGTATCGCGTCATGCCGTACTGCGTGAGCCGCTACACCAAGAACAGCGAGGAAATCTACGGCCGCAGCCCGGCCATGCTGGTGCTGCCGGGCGTGAACATCCTCAACCGCATGAAGAAGGCCACGGTGCGCGGGGCCGAGCAGCAGGTTGACCCGCCGCTGATGACGATGGATGACGCGATGGCGCCGTTCAACCTCGAATCCGGGGCCATGAACTACGGCACGCTAGACGAGCAGGGCAATCCAACTGTCCGCGCGTTCGATCACAAGGCGGACGTGCGGCTCGGCATCGAACTGATGCAGCTCGAACGCGGGGACGTGCGCGATGCGTTCCTGCTCGACGTGTTCCAGGTGATGATGCAATCGCCGCAACTGAACATGATGCAGTTGATGGAGATCGCCAAGGAGAAGGCGGCGCTGCTCGGCCCGATGATGGGGCGCCAGCAAACCGAACTGTTCGGCCCGATGACAGAGCGCGAACTAGACATCCTGACCCAAGCCGGCATGCTGCCGCCGATGCCGCAAGCGCTCATCAACGCCGGGGCGGAAGTCACGATCGAATACCTGTCGCCCATGTCGCTGGCCCAGCGGGCCGAAACTGGCGTCTCGATCATGCGCACGCTCGAAGCCGTGATCCCGCTGACGCAGACCGAGGAAGGCAAGGGCGCGCTGCGCGTGTTCAACATCGAGGAAACCGTCCGCGAACTGGCGCAGATCAACAACTATCCGGCAAAGGCCATGCGCAGCAAGGAAGAAGTCAAGGCGCTCGACGAAGACGCGGCCAATGCCGAGCAGATGGCGCAACTGGTTGCAGCGGCGCCGCAAGTCACGCAATCCATGAAATCTATGGCCGAGGCGCAGAGCATGTTGCAGCCCGGCAGCTTGCAATGAGTCAGCTACTCCGTGCCAAGCTCAACCTCATCAACCTGTCGGCCGCCTACAAAGCGTGTTTCTGCGACGATGCCGGCGAACTGACGAAGCAGGGCGCGCGAGTGCTGCGCGACCTGGGGCACTTCGGCTGCGTTGACCGCACAATCCTGCACCGCGCGCCGGTCTCGATGCAGATCGACCCGCTGCTTTCGATGGCCGCAGAAGGCCGGCGTGATGTGGTGCGTAGGGTGTGGCGCTACATCAAGCTCGATCCCAACACGCACCCGATGATGCAGCAGAAGGATGACTATGAGTGACGACGCCACCCCCCCGATCGACCCCGTTCCGCCGACCGATCCGACCCCGCCGGCAGACCCGCCGCCCGCAGACTGGACCGCCGGCCTCGACGCCGATGCAAAGACCTACCTCGAAACCAAGGGCTTCAAGACCCCCGCCGAGGCGTTGACGGCGCTGCGCGGATACGAGCCGCCGGCCACGGCAGACGCCTACGAAATCCCGGTGCCAGAGGGCGAGTCGCCCGAGTTCGCGAAGGCTGTCGCACCGCTCTTTCACAAGGCCGGCTTGAGTGCCGCGCAAGCGAAGGCGCTGGCCGAAGGCTGGAACGAGATGCAGGCCAGCCAGCGCGGCGCAGCGACGCAGGCCGAAGCGGATGCCGCCACTGCTGCCGACGCGGCGGCGAAGCGCGAAGACACGGCGCTGCAAAGCGAATGGGGCAAGGACTACGCGGCGAACAAGGAGCACGCGCGCCGCGCTGCGATGCAGTTCCTGCCCGGCGACGAGAATGCGAAGTTGGCATTCGTCGGCGAGCTGGAGAAGAAGTTCGGCTACACGGCGACGATGAAGATGTGGGCCGCGATCGGCACCGGCTTGGCCGAGCACACGGCAAAGGGCCTCGGGGCGCCGCCTGCGTTGCCAACGAAGAGCTGGTACGACAAAAGCCAGATGAACCCTTGACGATTCGCGGGATTCCGCAAGCCGTGGCCGCGACGATGCCGCCATTCGCAACGCAACCCTGACGGGCGCAAACCATGTCCACTCTCGCCGACACCCATCCGACGCTGCTGGATTTCAAGGCATCGCTCGACCCCGACAACCGGGTCGGCCAGACGATCGAAATGCTGGCGCAGACGAACGAGATTCTGCAGGACGCGGTGTTCTACCCGTCCAACGAACTGACCGGGCACACGGTCATGATTCGTACCGGCCTCCCGGAGCCGGCGTTTCGCAAGTTCTACGGCGGCGTGCAGCCCAGCAAGTCCACCCGCGTCAAGGTCCGCGAGGGCCTGGGCATGATGGAGGACTACTCCGAGATAGACAAGGCGCTCGCCGATCTTAACGGCAACAGCGCTGCATGGCGGGCGCAGGAAGAATCGGCCTTCGTCGAAGGCTTCGGCCAGAAGGCCGCGCGCTACATGATCTATGGCAACGAAGCCACGGAGCCCGAGTCGTTCACCGGACTGGCCCCGCGCTTCAACGACCAGAGCGCACTGAACGGCGAGAACATCCTGACCGATGCCGCCACGCCGGACGGCAACGACAACACGTCGATCTGGCTCGTGGTCTGGGGGCCGAACAAGGTCTTCGGCATCTACCCGAAGGGCTCGCAGGCCGGGCTGCAGATCGTGGACAAGGGCCAGGTGACGATCGAGTCCATCGACGGCGCCGGCGGCCGGATGGAAGCCTACCGGACGCATTTCAAGTGGGACATCGGCATGTGTGTCGCCGATTGGCGCTACGTGGTCCGCATCAACTACGACCTGGAGAACGTGACCGAATCCGGCACGACCGGGCCCGTCATCGCAAACCTGATGGCAAAGGCGATGCGCCGCGTGCCGAACCTCATCGGCCGCCCTGCCTTCTACATGAACCGCGACTCGTGGGACGCCTTCGACTTGCAGGCCAACGCCAAGGCGACGCTGGCCTACCGGACGATCGAGGACGCGCAGGGCAAGGTGACGAACACCTTCCGGGGCGTGCCGATCCGTCGCGTCGACCAGATCACGTCGACCGAAGCCGGCATCTGAACCACACACTGAAGGGAAAACAAGCATGTTGCTCGACGAACGAACCGAGTTTGCTGATGCCGCGTCGGTGGTGGCCTCGGCCGCGACCACGACCCTGATCGGCGACACCATCGACCTGGACGCGCCCGAGGTGTCGCCGAACACGGTGCTCGACCTGGAAGGGTCGGACGTGTATCTGGTCATCCAGACCGACACGGAAATCATCACGGGCGGCGCTGCGGGATCGATTCAGTTCTTCCTCGTGTCGGACGCCCTGGCGACGCTGGGCGGTGGCGTGGTGGCGAACTGCACCACGCACATCGCCTCGGCCTCGCTCGTGACGGACGACGCTGCGGCCAACTCGGCGCAGTTGAACGCGGGCGGCGTGATCTACTGCGGCAAGCTGCCCACCGGCAGCTACGAGAAGTATCTCGGAATCCTGTGCACCGTGACCACGACCGATGTGACGGCCGGCAAGATCAACGCCTTCCTGACCAACGATCCGGCCCTGTGGCGTCCCTACGCTGACAACGTGAGCTGACCGCCATGAGCGGGCCAGTCAAGTACATCGCCATGAAGCTCGGCTTCATGGACGGCAAGATGGTCCAGCCAGGGGACAGCTTCTTCTGGAACGGCAAGGGCAAGCCCCCGAAATGGGGCAAGCCGGCCAGCGAGAAGCCCGTCGTCCCGGATGCGAAGCCGCTCGGCGGCGACACCAAGCCGGCCGACACGCAGGCCGCTGTTCGGCGCAAGGCCAAGGGCGTTTCGGATTTGCTGTAAGGATTGCTTGCTTCCTCCTGTGCATCAAAGCACTTCGCGGGCGCCTTGAGCGCCCGTTTTCTTAGGGGCCGTCGATGGCGTCTCAGACTGATGTGGTGAACCTCGCGCTGACCAAGCTAGGGCAGGATCGCGTCATCAACATCAGCGACGACACCGAGCCGGCGCGCGTCATCCGCGCGAACTGGGATCTGACGCTCGACTACCTGTTGTCCTCGCATCCGTGGAAGTTCGCGATCGTCCGGGTAGAGCTTGCGGCTTTGGCATCGGCCCCGCTCAACACATGGAGCCTGCAATACCGGCTGCCCGAGGACTGTCTGAAGCTGGTCCAAGTCTCGACGGACTGGATTTTCTACAGCACGGATGTGCCGAGCTTCGACCTTGAAGGCGGGATGATCCTCACCGATGAAGGCGCTCCGCTGCCGGTGCGCTACGTGACCCGCGTCACGAATACCGGACTGTGGCCTGCGCAGTTCGCCCGCACGATGGCGATGCAACTTGCCGCCGACTGCTGCGAGAAACTTACCGGCAGCAACGCAAAGGGCGAGAAGGCGCTCGTCGAGTTGGAGCGCACCATCACCACGGCCAGGCGCATGAGCGCGATCGAGCGCCCGCCGCAGCGCCCGAACGAGTCGAGTTGGCTGCGGTCGCGGGGAGACTGACTTGCGCGCCGCACCGGCACAAGTAGCCTTCAACTCCGGCGAGTTGTCGCCGAAGGTGGCTGCGCGCGTCGATCAAGAGGTGTACGCGACGGGCTGCTCCGTCATGGAGAACTTCATCCCGGCCATCGAGGGTCCGGCCGTCAAGCGCGGCGGCACGCGCTACGTCGCCAGCACGAAGACCGCATCTGAACGAGCTTGGTTCGTGCGCTTCGAGGTTGATGCACAGAACGCCTACATGCTGGAGTTCGGCAATCTCTACATCCGCATCTTCTGGAACCGCGCGGTGCTGGGTGCGCCGCTCGAAGTCGTCACGCCCTATACCTCGGCCGATCTGGTGAACGCGGCCGGCGGCTTCGCGATCGACTACGTGCAGAGCGGCGACATCCTCTATCTCGCCTGCGCCGGCCACGCGCCGCGCAAGCTGTCGCGCACGGCGCACACGACCTGGACGCTGTCCACGTACAGCCCGACAGGCGGACCGTTTCAGGATGTCAACATCACGGCCACGACCGTCTACGCGTCGGCCGCGACCGGCGTCGTCACGCTCACCGCGAGCGCGGCGATCTTCACTGCCGATCTTGTTGGCACGCTGTTCTACGTGGAACAGAAGACGGTGATCGACATCGAGCAGTGGGAGCCGGGTAAATCGATCACGGCCGGCGACGTGCGCCGTTCTGGCGGCAAGAACTACCAGGCCGTGAACACCGCCACCACGGGCACGAGCACGCCGACCCACACGGAGGGCAGCGTCTACGACGGCGACGGCGGCGTGCAGTGGACGTTCCTCGAGGCTGGCTACGGCTGGGTCACCATCACTGCGGCGGCCGGACTGACCGCGACCGCGACCGTGCTGTCGCGCCTTCCGGGCGGATGCGTGACTGCCGGCAACGCAACGACCAAATGGGCCTATGGCGCCTGGTCGAGCGCCGAGGGATGGCCAGATGTCGTGACGTTCTACCTAGACCGGCTTGTGTGGATGCGCGGCGCCAACTGGTGGATGACGGTCGCCGGTGATTATGAGGTCATGGAAGCCCGCGACTTCGGCCGTCAGTTGACCGAATCCGCAGCTTTCGGCGTGATCCCGAGCCGCAGGGGCAACCGCGTTCTGTGGGCCGAAACCCTGGAAGTCGGGCTGTGCGTCGGCACCGGGGCCGATGAGTGGCTGATCGCACCGGCCAGCAAGAACGAGCCTTTCGGCCCCGCGAATGCCAGCGTCAACCCGCTCGGAGTTGTCGGCTCGCGCGCGATCTCTCCACTGCGCCTGTTCGATTCCGTCATCTTCACGCAGCGCAGCGGCAAGAAGCTGCGGGACATGCGCTACGTCGTCGGCGACGGCGCCGTACGAGCCGACTTGAACGCGCTTTCCGCGCACATCCTGAAGGCGCAAGTGACATGGACCGCCTACACCGACGAGCCGTTCAGCGCGATCTGGGCCGGGTGCGCGGATGGGACTTTGGCTGTGGCGGCCTACTACCCAGAGCAGTCCGTTCTTGGCTGGTCGCGTGTTCCGATCGATGGCTTCGTCGAGCACGGACAGGCCCTTCCGGCACCGGACGGCGGCTCGGCTGATTTATGGCTGATCGTGCGCCGGACGATCAGCGGCGCGACGGTGCGGCACATCGAATACATGACCCTGCCGCTAGATGAAGACGGACTGAAAGAGGACGCCTTCTACGTCGATTGCGGCATCACCTACACCGGGGCTGCAACGACCACGATTACCGGCCTCGGGCACCTAGAGGGCAAGACCGTCGCGATACTGGCGGACGGCGCGACGCACCCGACGCGCGTCGTCAGCGGCGGGCAGATCACGCTGCAGCGCGCGGCAAGCAAGGTGCAGGTAGGACTGCCGTTCACGGCACGGCTCGCCACGCTCGACATCGAGGCCGGGGCCAGCAACGGCACCGCGCAGGGCAAGCAAAAGCGCATCACGCGGATGGCCGTGCGGCTGGATCGCACGCTCGGCGGCAAGGTCGGGCCGACCGCGACGAAACTGGAGACGCTGCAATTCCGCGATGCAGCGGTGCCGATGGGGCAAAGCCCGGATCTGTTCACCGGGGACAAACACACCGCATGGCCGGGCGGTACGGAGCGCTTCGCCCGCGCCTGGTTCGTCCATGACGACCCGCTGCCCGCGACGGTGCTCGCGTTCTTCCCGATCATCAACACCGAAGACGAGTGATGCAACTCGTTGCCTTCCTACCGGAGCACTTGCAGGCCATGAAACTGCAAGCCGCGCAGTCGTCGGCGCAACCGCTGATGACGGCCGAGCACGGCAGCGAGATCGTCTCTGCTGCCGGGCAGGCATGGACCGCTGTCGTCGATGGCAAGCCGATCGCCTGCGCCGGGATGATCGAATTCTGGAAGGGCCGGGCCTACGCGTGGGCGTACCTGTCGGAAGACTTCAAGGCGCACGCAAAGTCCGTTCACAGGGCGACGCTTGCGATGCTGGCCGGCGCACCGTGGCGCCGCGTTGAGATGACGGTAGACGTGCACCACGGCGCGGCGAAGCGCTGGGCCGCGCATTTGGGCTTCGAGCGCGAAGGGGTGTGCAGGGCCTGGACGCCGGACGGCAGAGACGTTGAACTATGGGCGAGGTTGAATTGATATGGCACCACTGATGATCGCGGGCACCGCGTTGCAGGCAATTGGCACGATCGCGAACGGCCAGCAGGCCGCAGCCATCGGCGCGCGCAATGCCGACGTGCTGAATCAGCAGGCGGACGAAACGGCCCGCGCCACGGTGGCAAGGGAGGGCGTGCTGCGCGACCGCAACGCGGAAAGCCTGAGTCAGCAGCGGGTCGCCATGCTGCAAAACGGGCTCGACCCCGCATCCGGCTCGGCGCTGTTCGCATCATCGCAGTCCATCCGCAACGCCGAGCTCGACGCCCTGCAGCTGCGCTACGATGGCCTGATGCAGTCCCGCGCCGAGCGGATGGGCGCCGACATGGAACGGTGGAAAGGCAAGGCGGCGAAGCGGCAATCGATCTTCTCGGCTGCCGGGCAGATCGTGCAGGGCGCCGGGAGCTACCTGTCTCTGACCAAGGCGCCGTCCTATACCGGATCGCCAGTCTGATGCGTATTCCAATCCCCACGATTCAGCGCCAGATCGCACCGCAGGCGGCCAACGCCGGCCCGATGGCGTCCGGTGTGCCGGCCTCGGGGTTGGAAAACCTCGGCGCGTCGCTGTTCAACGTCGGCGCCAACATGCAGCAGGCGGCGAACATCGAAGCCGATCGTGCGGCGCGCGAGGCGGCGGAAAAGCTGGCGCGCAGCGAGCACGAACAGCGCAAGAACCGCGTCATGGAGCGCAGCCGAGATGACCGGCTCAAGTGGCAGGAAACCATGCAGCAGCGGCAAACCGAAGCGCCGGAAGGCGCTGACGGGTTCACGTCGTCTGCGCTCAAGGACTTCGACACCTACCGCGAAGAGGCGCTCAAGACCGTCACCGATCCCGAAGAACGGGCGATGTATGACGGCATGCTTGGTGCGCTGCGTGAGAGCGTCGGCGAGAAGGCGCTTGTCTTTCAGGCCGGCGCGCGAACCGCCTACCGCGCCAAGAGCCTGACCGAAGGTGTCGAGAAGTCCGCGCGACTGGTGACGGTCGATCCATCGCAGATGCCCGACGTGCTGGCGCAGGAAATGGCGCTGATCCGAAGCAGCTCGGACCTGACCGCAGAACAGAAGGCGACGCTGGCCGAGCGCGCGAAGGACACGCTGTCATGGGCCGCGGCTCAAACGCTCGTCGACCGCAACCCGGATGCGTTCCTGGAACGCGTCGGCGTGCGCGGCGGCAAGCCCGGCAAGGACGGCACACCGCCGAAGCAGGACATCGAGAAGGCCGCGGCAGCAGTGCAGGGCGACGCCGTGCTGTCGCAGTTGCCGCCGGCCCGGCTGCAGCAGGCCATCGAACGCGCCACGATGCTTTCGGTCACACGCAAGGCCGCGCTCGATGCAGAACGCGAGCGCAACGCCCGCAAGGCCGAAGCGAACGCAGAGCGGATCGGACGCGAACAAGATCGCGCCTGGCTGATCGTGTCAGACCGGCTGCGCAACGGCATCCCGACCGACCCATCCGCCCCGGAACTGCGCGT